CGCTCCACTGTAGCAGCCGCACACGGCCGTTATTCTGTGCGGCTGCTACAGTGCAAACAACCCCAATCAGCACCGGATTCCCAATCAACAACAAATAATCCTCATCCCCAAACCGTGCCAGCCCCTCCTTAATCTGCCCAAGGATCGAGTCCTCAACATTGAACGGCTTGGCCATCGGGGAGAGCAGGTAAACCAGGTCACCGAATTCTTCCGCTTCGACCACATCAAAAGCAGACTCCATTGCTTGTTTCTGGTGGTTCCAGCGTTGGGGTTGTTGCACTACATATACGGTCACTGTTCTCTCCGGTGGGTATTGTGTAATTGCTTTGCTTTCACGTGGGCCAGGAAAAGGGATGCGCTCAGTACTACGTTAGGGTGAGCAAGCCAGGAGCCTAGTGTATTTTCCATTTCAACCATTGTAAGACTTTCCTCAAAAACCACAAAGACGTGTTTGCCCAAGCTTAGCGCCATTCCTGCTTCGACACATGCACCCTTCAATACCCTGTCGTTTTCACCGAAATACAAGATTAACGAATCACAAGAAGAAACTTCTGTTGTTATTCTCTGCCATAGTTCCGTTTGCCCTGCGCCTGAATCGTCAATCCAAGTGGAAATTATGTTCCAACCTTTTTCGTCTCTCAACTCCTTCCACATTTCTGCACGACCTGGGGTAGAAGAAACATATATTCTTGGTGTTGTCATGCTTGTTCCTTTAGATATTCCATGGATTCTGCGGTAAGCGGACTCCACTCCCAATCCTGTACATTTTCCTCAGATACTTCCATCCAGAGCTGATCCGCAGGTGTTTGGTATACTTCCGTACCAGTCTTCCACGGGGAATTTACCCTACGGATAACTATCTCCGTTTCATCCACAGGCGGCATCTGTTTTGCGCATTTAATCCAGGTAATTGTCATGCTTGTTCCTTCAAAAATTCAGGGTAATCGTCAGCGAATACTAAGCCCACATCACTCAGAGATAGGCTGACGTATCCTTGCTTGCACCCGAAGCTGTCCACAAAGCTGATTCGTGCTGATATCGACCGGCCTGTGTACTCGAACCCGTTAAGACCGGGTTGACCTTCATGTAGTGTCACGATGTCCCCAACTTCGTACTGCCGGTCGTTGGTGCGGACTTCGCTGCGCTTATCCCCGTCAACGACCGGCTGGAAGTATTTTGTAAAAAGTTTTAGGTTGTGGTGTTGCATGTTAGCTTTACCCTTTATTTAAAAATTCAATAGCATCCTTCAGTACATCCGTGTGCAATAGTACCACCGTCTTGTCCCTATTCCACACCCGGTAGCGTTGATACCAATCACCAAAGCCGTTGCCGTCTGGTGCTGCTTCTATTTGATCTGCGTTCCAGGTGGGCTGTCCTTTGCTGTTGACAAGTTTGATTAGTTCGTCACGGAAGGACAGGGCGGACTCGTCGGAATTGAACGGAACCTCAATTGCGGCAATTTGATTGAAGCCGAAGTCGTGGCCTTCGTATTCTATCCTTATCGTAGGCAGTAACTTAAGTTCTACCCCTTGCGCCGCAAGGATACGTTTTACTGCCGTGACGCGGCTTAGGTCAATGCCGTCGCCGTTTGGTAGTGTGTGTAACCGGTTCATCGTAGTTCCCCGGTCAAAATTAAAATATCTCTGAGCGTTGTTTCCTGTAGTCCGGTCATTCTTGCCATTTCGCGCATTCCGTTGTAGACTCTATGTGCTTTACTTCTACCATAAAGATTGCGATAGGCTGTCGTGATACCACGGTAGAGAAAGCTTATGGAATAGCTGCTGAAGGAATGATTCATGTCTCGCCTAACTATCGTAAGTTGTCGTTTAAAACCTGACTCGCTCAGCAACTCACCATTTCCACTCTCCGGTATCCAACCTCGAAAGAGAAAATCGTTGTACAGTGCTTTCGCACTTTTTTTGCTTGTTTGTGCTAGTCTTTGTCGAAGCTTAACTGCGGCATAGCGGTTTAGCCTGTGCACGTTTTTATTTGTTGGCATCCTGTTCTCCTTTTCTATTAATTTATTGATACGTTCATCTTACACCATCCGGCCTAAATGTCAAGCTATTTGCTCCACCTTGCCAACAATAAATCGTTAATCCCGCTGACCTGTTGCTGTTCTGCTTTCGGCCTGGGCTTCTTGCCTGGTGTTCGTGCTTCCTGTAATTTTATAAATTCCTGAATCGTTATTTTATAAAGCTTCAGCGGCCTGCCGCCGTGGCTTCCGATCTTTTCTATGAATTCTATACCTTCGGCGCGCAGCGTGTCCATTACGGTTGTCTTAGCACGTTTGGCGGCGTTGGCTAGTTCGGCTATTGTGTGCATGTTGTTAACTCGCAAAAAGTCTACGGTAATTACCACATATCTTACCTCATTTCGTCATAGTCCAATTTCATCCTTCTACCGCAAACAGTACACTTGTACCTCTCGCAATCCATGTCCTTCCCATACTCTTTCATATTCTTACAAGTTAGCGACTCTTCTTCAGTTTCACAAACAACTTTGGTATTTGCGTCACCCATTTGTGTTCTCCTGCTTGTTTCTGCACAAATAGACACTCTAGTCTCCATTTCAGTCTCCGTTTCTTGGCCACCGTGTAGCGGGTGGAACGCCTATTTAATTATTAAGTGATTGATACTGCATGACGTTTGCAACTATCTCAATACGATCAAGTTACGGTACTCACTATCAATCCTTCTTAGTGCCTGGTGTTTACCTAACAGGCAATTCAATCCTAAGAACATCAGCCCCTTTCGACCTTGACCCAGCAGCCCCCGCCGTATGTGTGGGCTTTGGTTCCTAGTGGCTAGTCACTGCCTTGTTTAAAGCGTTTTCCTGTCAGAGATAACGAGATATCGTCTATCCCTGTATGCTGGTATTATGTCTTCTACTTTTGGGTAGTTTGCTACCCTAACATAGGCATAATCCCAATATGCGCACAACCACCTGTCGTAATCCCTAGTTCCAGGCGGAAAGGGATTATCCTCTTGTGTAACAGTCCTTTGCGCCACCTTATCTAACATTTTCTTTGGCCAAGGTATATCTGTCTCCCGGCAACGCTGTTGTGCCTGTGCCTGTGCCTCTTCTCTCGTGAAGATATGTGCCTCATCTAAATTTGTCGTATATCCCTTTCTGTCTTTACGCCAGAAGAGCATACAGTTACCGACAATTGTCTCACTTTCTTGCAGGTAGTATTGTTCCTGTTCGTTCATATCCACTCCTTCAATTGATCCCCAACAATCGTACTTGCCACGTCGCACTTGCCGCGTAGCGCGGTTATTATTTCTTCGTCAACAGTGCGTTTCATCACCAGGTCAATATACAGTACCGTGTTCGTCTGTCCTATACGGTGCGCTCGGTCTTCACTTTGTGCGCGGGTGAGATAAGAAAAGGTATTCGAGAAGTACACCACCGTCTTGGCCTCCGTGAGGTTATGCCCAGTAGCGCCTTTGTCGATTTGCATTACCAGAACTTGGTGCTGCGGATCAGTTTTGAATAGTTCCTTGTTTCTCGCGTTCTCATCTGAGGATAGTGTGCCGTCAAATCGTAGAGCGCCATACTCTTTCAATGCGTCAACGATTAGGGTTATTTCATGGGTATAAAACGCGAAGATAATCAGCTTGTGTTGACTGTTGCCAACAATGTCTTTCACGGCTTCGAGCTTCGGGTTCTTGCCGGGGATGTTGATCCATTCCCCGTCATCGGTTTTTACGAAGCCGCATGCGAGCTGATGAAGTTTACCTTTGAGCGACAGCGCTATTTCTGAGGAAATGGTGCTGTCGCCAATTTCCGTTATATAGTGCCTACACATCTCAGCATACACCCGTGTTTGTTCGGCAGACATATTCAAATCGCGTCGGCTGTACAGTTTGGGCGGGAGGTCGAGTTCCTCTTCCTTTGTGCGGCGCACGGATATCTTTTTGATGATTTGGTTCAAATAGGGAAGGTTTTTATAACCTTTCAGTATCTTGTATTTTGTTGGTAGGCTCGTAAGCGGGTCGATAGGCTGATAAAAAACCCCGAACATATTTTTAAATTCTGTGAATGTGCCCAAGCGGTGGCGCTTCCAGAACTCCGAGTCTACGGCGGCGATCTGCGAATAGATATCGAAAGGTTTATCCGTGGGCGTACCCGTCAGGATACGACGGAATTTTGCGCGTTTCGCTATATCCCGAACTGTCTTGGTTACACTAGAGTTCGGTGTCTTGATTGTATGCGATTCATCCATGATGAAAAGGACATTGCGCTTTTTCATTACTTCGCGCGCCCACGCTTTACCGCGGTCTGTGCAGATTCCGTCGTAGCTGATGGCTACCCACGAAAGTCCATTGTATTCTGAGGCTACCTTAAGCATTAGCCCATGCCAACCAGTTCCAGCACGATTCGTTTCGTAGTATTTTGCTATAGATCGCGCATTAACGTCGTCAGGCAAATGAACAGGTAGCTGCTCTTCAATCCAATTACGGTGTACGTCGTTTGGTGCCACGATCATCACGAAGTCAATCCAGCCAAGACGAAAAAGGTGAGAAGCGGTATCGATCGACATTTTCGTCTTGCCCAAACCTTGCTCGTAAAATAAGGCGTAGTTAAACGCTTCTCGGGTTTCTAGCAGGTCTTCTAGCTGGTAGCTGAATGGTTGTGTTTTGTATTCGTTATCCATTGCCTTCAGCCTTTAGTAGTTCGATTAGTTTTTCGGCGCACTTTTCGTAGTAGTTTGTGTTGTGTTTTTCTACATGCAAATCTTCTGCAATATCCAGCGCAATAACCAAGTATCTACGCTCGGTACCAGACACCCCAAGGAACGCAGAAAGAATATGATTGACTGCACGGGCAGTACAGGTTGCGTCCTCCGGTTTAGCTACAGTTCGCACGTTGCGCGCATATTCCGCACAATCTCTCCAAACCTGTAGCGGAATGCGTTCCCCAGCTACTATCGCGGAGAATAGTTCTGCTGCTTCTTCTACCGCTTCCTGGTGTTTAGTTCCTATTGCGTAGTTCAAAATCCCATATTTCTCATCAGTCAGAAACCACAACACAAACTTAGGAAAAACAAGCGACAAGTCTGTTTCTGTAGGTACTGCTTCCATAAAACGTTCTGGCCATGTTGGGAAGCTTTCGTCGGGTAAGCCTTCGTGGATTACATCTTGTAGTTCGGCTAAAATTCGTGGAATGCCTAGTTCTCGCTCGTATATTCCATGATCGTCTGTAAATAAAAACGTACCGTTTATGTCAGCTAGTGAGTGAATTGCACACCCTACTGCACACCCACGAAATTTACCTGTACTGTCTTCACCATAGCTCCCTTGAATAACCTGATCTTGTTCCCGATGCTTGCGTATTTCCGCGACTAGGGCGGATTTTAGTTCTTGGTTGAATGATTTCATGGTTTAGCCCTGTAGTGTTTTTATCCGTTCTGCGCAGGCAATTATGGCGTCGAGTGCATGATGGCTTACTTTATTAGTTCCAGGGTAGAATGGGTTACCAAGGATATCGTGCGTCAAATCTAAACCAGCAAGCTCGCATTGGGCTGTGGCCATAATGTGCCGTAATTGGGCTTTAATGTCCTTTCCCCACTCTGCGGATTCGTGGTTAATTGCTTCGATATCTTCTTCGTGACCTGTGACTATTGTGTTCATTCTGTTTCTCCTTTTCTGTTGTTTGCTGCGATGTGGTTATTATATCTTGTTTTGCGTAGGAGTCAAGTGTTATTTCAACCTAGTAATGTCTCCGTCATTTAGCAAGAAACTATAACCGCTCACGTCCTCGACTTTACGCAGATAGGTTTGCGTTACTTGTTCTGTGGTTGTTTCGCCTTTTTCCAAGCTGATGAGTCGTTTGAGTAGGTCAATCTTTCTTGTTTCTTCCTGTTTTGGCGCAAGGCTGACGATTCCACCTGGTGTTATTTTGTAGCGTAGGCCGCGCTCTCTCGCGTGGGCGTAGGCGTATTGGGAGGCTTGGATACCGGGCGGGATTGTTACGGGGTTCTCTTCGGTTAATTCTTCCAGAGCGGTTAGTACCATACTTCGTAGTGAGGGTGTTGTTTCTTTTGCTAGGGTTACTATTCCATTTCGTACCGTGCACTTTTTACCCATTGAGGCCGCGTAGCTATAGGCGTAATTTGATGCCTGTATCCCGGCAGGTATTTGTACCGGATTATCTTCTGTAATGCCTTCCATGATTTGGTGCACCTGAGCGCGAAGGGATAGTTCATCAGCGATGGATACTTTTCCATCTGTTATTCTATAACGCAACCCCATGTGTTTTGCGTGGGCATAGGCGTATTGCGCGGCAAGTGTTCCCTTTGGTATCTCTACGGGGTTGTCCGGTGTCAACTTTTGGAGTATCTGCTCAACTTGCCCACGCAAAGACTGTTTCTTGGTAAAATTGGTAATCCGCACGAAACTTTCTGTTCCTCTGTGGGTTACAAGCGTTCCATAACGGTTGCCCGTCTGTTTCTCTATTTCTTTCAACTCTTCCGTGACAACACTAAGATAGCCTGGAATTTCTATGTTTGCCCCTGGGGGTAGTTCTTGTATTAGTTTGCGGTCGTTTTGGTTCATGTTTATTTGTCCTTTGGGTTAGTTTCAGTAATAGTACCACACTATTCTACGCTGTGTTTGAGTTCTTATCTTTTATTTTAGTAAACAAGATAGCTTTAAGTACATGCTTATAAAAACAGGGGGGGTGCTTAACACTAAATTGCGTTTTGAGTAGCCCAAAGACGGGACACAGTTATTGTAATCAAAGGGTTAGGTGTTATTTACTCAATTACTCATAAATTTGAGTAGTATTTAAATCTTTAGGTAGAATCACCACAATAAGAATAAAGTAGTGTAGCTACATAAGCGTTGTTGTTGTATTCTTTTTTTATTTTTATACAGTTCCGTTCTTATATATAATTAATTAATTAATTATTTGAGTATATATACCCCCTTAAAATAGGTATGTCTTTGTTTTTAAAAGGAAAAATTTTACAAACATGAGTACTCAAAATAGAAAAACGTTTTGAGTACTTCCTGCAAGGCACTGATTCTATTGGACAATATTTAAGTACATTGGGGTGAATTAACAAGCACAGCACATACTTCTTAAGTACACCAGCCCACCGTGTTGGGCGATTGGCGAAAAATCTCAATGTAGGGTAGACTTTGACTTTTATGGGCGTAGGTTATGGCGGATTCCACCGGAAAAAAGAAACTGACAACAAAGGAACGGCGATTCGTTGAAGAATATTTGATTGATTTCAATGGAACCGCTGCGGCGATTCGCGCCGGATATAGTGAAAGAACAGCCACTACAATTGCCAGTGAGAACCTGAGGAAACCGCACATCCAGGCCGAAATACAAGGAAGTTTGAGAAACTTGACAAATAAAACTGACATAACAAAAGAACGAATCCTTCTCGAAATGCGCCGCTTGGCTTTGTTCGATGTGCGTTCGCTTTATGACGAAAACGGACACCCGCTGCCGGTTCACCAGCTCAGTGACGATGCCGCCGCCGCTATCAACGGACTAGATGTTGTAAGCATAGGGAATTCCGATGTGGGCGTTGGGCAGGTGATGAAGTACAAGATACCGGATAAAAACAAGGCATTAGAATCACTTGCTAAAATCCTTGGTTATCTGGATAGAACAACCGAACTTGAGCGACTACAAACCGAGAAACTGAAAAAGGAAATTGAAGCGCAATTCGGAGACGAAACCCCATTTGAACCCGCAACCATCATAATCGAATCCCATGACGCGAGAAATACGGATTAGGGCAACCATACCGCAATCACGTTTCTTGGCCATGCCGCACAAGTTCCGCGCGTATGTGGCCGGGTATCGAGGCGGCAAGACATACGCCGGGAGCATGGCGCGTTGCATCCATCACCTGAAGTTTGGGCGAATTAATTCGGGATATTTTGCCCCTACTTATTCCCACATTCGGGATATTTTTTACCCTACGATTGAAGAGGTGGCCTTTAACTTCGGGATCAAGGTTGATATAAAAACATCAGACAAAGAGGTTCATTACTTTCGAGGTGGAAGGCAAATAGGCACGACAATATGCCGATCAATGGACAATCCTGGGCGTATCGTGGGCTTCAAGATCGGTGATGGCATGATCGATGAGTTCGACGTTATGCCTATGGACAAGTCCATGTACGCATGGCGCAAGATCATTGCCCGGATGAGTTACAAGCAAGATGGGCTAAGGAACGGCCTTGACGTAACCACCACTCCCGAGGGATTCCTAGCCACACATAAGCTTTTCGTTGAAGACGTGCTGAAGTCGCCATCCTTGGGCAACAGCTACGGCCTGATTCAAGCCAGCACCTACGACAATGCCGCGAATCTTCCTGACGACTATATCCCTTCGCTGCTTGAAGCATACACACCCGAACTTGTCCTAGCCTACGTTAACGGGCAGTTTGTCAACCTGAAATCAGGAACGGTGTATCGATACTATAACCGCACAACACACAATAGCACGGAGACGGTACGACCTAGTGGGGAAAAGCTGATCATCGGCATGGATTTCAACGTGCAGAAGATGGCCGCGTGTATCTTCGTTGAACGCGGTGAAGCATGGCATCAGGTAGCAGAACTGAAAGAACTGTTTGATACGCCGGACATGATCCGGGTTTTGAATGAACGATACCCGGCAGCGAAGTTCAGAAGGATTGTGTACCCGGATGCCAGCGGCGGGAGCCGGGATTCGGGCAATGCTTCGATTACCGATTTGCATCAATTACGCTTGGCCGGATTCGAGGTTAGGGCGCATGCGGCGAACCCGTATGTCAAGGATCGGGTGAACGCCGTGAATACTGCCTTTGCGAAAGGGAAATTGTTTGTGAATGCGGCCTTGTGCCCGGTAACAGCGGGTTGCCTTGAAAAACAAGCATACGACGCGAACGGTGAACCGGACAAGAAAAGCGGCTTTGACCATCAAAATGACGCATTTTCCTATCCGGTAGCCTACGAAATGCCTATAATCCAATCTTTACGAAAAGTCAGCGTGGGGGGTGGCCTGTGAGTTTTTTACATCCGCAATACAAAAAGATGCAGCAACGATGGAAGGATGCGCGAGACGCGG